CTTAATCGTATCGAGAGGATGCTCGAACAGGTTCTCGTCAACACCAATATTAATCAGTATCTGCTTAATGCCCGGCCATACTGTATCCGTGAAGAACGGAACAATAGTCTCCTTGATGAAGTTCCAGACAGCGGTGAGGCCTTCTCCGATTTTCGTCGTTATCCACGTGAACGGGTCTTCAAACACCTGCTTGTCTACGCCGAACACATCCGTCGCGACTTGCTTTATTGCTGGAAACACCTGCTTGCTTAGGAACGGTTTTACTTTGTTCTCGAAGAACTCAACGACATTCCCCTTGAACTCCTCGAACTTGGTGCCAAGCCATTTAAGCGGGTCGTTGCGTTCTTCTTCGGTAAGGCCAAACGCATCGCCGAGCACCGCTTTAAGCCATTCACCAAAGCCGCCTATCCGGTTTCCTTCTTCGTCGTGGATGCTAAAGACCTCTCCAATGATCGGGAAGACCTTGTTTACCAGAAGGTCCTTAATGCCGCCGACGACGTGTTGGACAGTGCGCAAAAGGAACCCCTCACCGGTGACGTTGCCGTTTTCGTCAACAGTAACGCCGGCAAATTGCCCGAAAAGTTTTCCCCAGTCCTCAGGCTTCCTGTCCTCGCCGCCGAACAATCCGGGAGCAGCGCTTGCCATCATGACCATTTTCTTCTGAAGGGCCTGCCATTCAGTAAGCTTATTTACACCGTCGGCCTCGCTCCAGTTGTGCGTGATCTTCGAATCGATTTCGCTAGTGTCAACGTTAAAGAATGCCGCCACTTCGCCGAACAGCTTGCTTACGCCGGTTCTGAGAGAAGCGGTAATCGGGCTGGTGGTAATCCACGCAACGAAGCCCTGAACCGTCTCTTTCACTCCATCAAAGAAGCTGCGAATCTTAGAGATAACAGGGAACTCTTCTTCCAGGCCTTCTCCAAAGGCGTGAATCGCTTCTTTGAGCCGTTCCATGAGCGTCTTGGCGCTTCCGTCATCGTTAACCTTGTTATTGCTGAGGGTAGACCAGAACCGTTCAAACGCGTTCCCAACCTTGTCAAATGTTGATCGGAAAGCTCCGACGATCTGGTTTTCGTTGAAGAACTTTTCGATATTCCCAATGAAACTGAATCGCTCCTTCAGCTTCTCCCAGAGGTTCATGTTGTCGAATCGCGCTTTGAGCTTATCAAAGAATCCGTCAATTCCGGAGGTATCCGTGTTGATAAAGTCAGCGATCGAGTTCTTGATGATGCCGAAGAAGTCGATGAAGCCTTTAACCCAGCGGTTGTTCTTCGCCTTGCCGATGAATGGGAATTTCTTCTCCAGACGCTCGGTAAAGTTGATTCGCTCCAGACGCGCTTTGATCTTATTAAATATGCCTGTTACATCGGAAACATCCACAGAAGTAAACTGCCTGAAAAACTCTCCGATCGTCTGAGCTGCATTTCTAAACCAGTTGATAAACCCGGAGTTCTTCCAGAAGTCGTCGAGCCATGAAAATATGCCAAAGCGTTCCTTGAGACCGGCCCATACATCAGTGCCACTGAAGAGGATCGTGAAGAAGTCACCGATCGCTTTAACGAACGGGCTGTTGATGATGCTCTGGTACATACTGGAAAACCAGTCAACGATGTCGCCGAAGATCGGGTTAATCTCGCGAATCTTCGCCTTGATGGCCTCGATCTTTTCATGGAACCACGGACCGATGGAGTTGAAGAACGCTTCGAAACGCATTTTGATTTTTTCGAGCGGACTTTCGACCCCTTCAGTGTCAACCCCGAGAAACTCCTTAATAGCGGTGGCTACGCGCTGCACGAAATTAACAAACTTCTCGCCATACTCGCTCAGCTTACCGCCAAGGGTTTCCGCAGCTCCAGACAACCACTGTTTGACGGTGTCCCAGCTGAAGCCGTCGGTCGCATAACCGAACACGGTAATCAGATCGCCGATAATGCCGCCGATATTACCTGCGACGTCAAGGATCGGAGTTACGATCTTGCCTGCGATCCCGATCAGATCATAGCCAACTCCAGCTACGAACTTGATTACGGTGCCTGCCATCTTACCGATGCTGAAGACGCCCTGCAGAAGTCTTTGGATCTTCTCGAGCCGGGAGCCTTCGTCAGCGAACAGATACACTTCACCGGTTTCCGGGTCAACTTCGTCACGAAGGCCGAGCCAAGATTTGATCGCTGCGGTTGAATCGCGGAACTTCTCAGTCAGACTGACAAGCCAGTTGCCGCGCTTGCCGGTTGGATCGTAGAACACGTTGTCCCACGCAAGACTCGCGGTATCCGCCAGAGACATAAGGATGTCCCGAACGTTGCGAAGGCCCTCGATCATCATCTGATAGCCGTTAAAGCCCTTGCCGCCGACAGCCAGCGTAGTAAGGATCTCGCCTGTCTTCGGGTCGATTTCGATCTGAGCGTTCTCGTTGTCCTTGCCAGACCATTCAGCGAAGAACCGGTTGCGCTTGTCATCGAAGTAGGAAGTGATGTCGATCAGGAAGTTTGCCATACCGGTAAACAAACTGGTAGCCTGTTCCATGTCGCCAAAGATGTACTCGAAGGTCTTGGCCCAACGGGTGGCAAGAACGTCCTTGAGGGAGTCGATCACATCGGTAAACGTGCGAGCCTGCATAGCCGAGTTATACGACTCAAGCTGACGTTCCGTGGGAGCTTCTCCGGTCAGGGTGTTCTTTCCATCATAGTAATAGGCCTGCAGAGCCTTGATCAGCGTATCGGCGTTCGCCCAACCTTCTTTCAGCGAGTCGACGATCGAGCCCTCCTTGACCTCGAACTTGCCGACTTTGACAACGCCGTTCTTATCAGCCCTAAGAGTCCCAGTTTCAAGACCCGCCTCGATCAGGGCCTTCTGAAAGTCAGGAGTCATGAACTGACGTCTCGCCAGCTGACTGTAGTACTCACGGTCCATCTTGCCGGACGAGATCATCTTGGAAAAGATGGTCATGATTTCGCCGGCTTTGTTAATGCCGATACCAGCGTACGCAGAAGCATTCGCGATACCGATAACGGCCGAAAGAGAGTCGCCTAATTCCTGACCAGCCGAGGTGAATGTTCCGATGCTGTCCATCATCTCGGTAAACTTATAGCTGGTCTGGTCGACGTAATCCATCAGGGTGCTGAGGTGCGAGTTGATTGTTGACAACGGAAGACCGGTCGCGTTCTGGATCGTTTTCGTCGCCTGAATCTTTTGCTCGTACTTACCCTTGCCCTGAGCGATCGGGTCCACAGTAAAGGTCTTCATCATGCTGACGGCCTTGCTGTATACCGAGTCGATGGCGCTCATGAGCTTGTTGTGAATAAATTCTCCAACAAGACTGAAACGATTTTCAATGAAATTCGCTACAGAAGACACGGTGCCCCGCATCTCGCTGAAATCCTCTGTGCTGGCAGCAACCGACTTGCCAAGATTCTCGATTTGCTCGTTAATCCTGTCGATTCCGGCGTTCGTTTCGTTGAACTCGAGTTGCTTCTGGAGCTGCTTGAGGGTGTCAATTGTTTCCTTTGCATGCCGCTCAAACTGTTCGTTGTCGAATTGCATCGAAACTATACGTTCATCGATAACCTGGCTCATACGCTTGTTACCTCCTTCCAGAGTTTATTAGCGAGTTCGTCGAACAGGGGCTGCATCGCAGGATTGATGTAATCTCTTCCCTCGACCCAGCCCCCGTTGCGCGTACCATGTCCATACTGGATGATTACCGCAATGTTCACGTACTTGTTTATGTTGGAATTCGCCCACACAATCGCGTACCGTCCATTGGAAATCTCCAGCGTGTAATACCAGGAGTCTGCGGTTCTGCCAGTATCCTTTGGCGTGGCCTCCCGCAGAGCCTCAACACCCTTCTGCCCGTACTGATTCAGCACATGTTCAATGTGATTCCCAGTCATGGCGTTCAGGAATTTCTGAGTTCTCTTGAAGTCACCCTTCGATGTGAACCTGATCACAGAACCGCCTCCAATTACTTGTGTCTGGACGAGTTCAACGCAGTGTTGAACGCAGCCAGTTCTTTCTTGTTCATCTTACCGCTTCCGCCATCCTTGATGTGGATAAACCGAATCAGTGCAGCAAGACGACCAAGGTGCCACTTCTCGCATGGCTCAAACGGAATACCAAGGTCTACCATCTGCCAGTAGTAGCTTTCCGCTGTGATGAATTCCCGGCGTGCACCCTGCTGGTTCCCACGATAATTCGAGAACCTTGCTGCCGTTGCCGGATCATTGATGTAGTCCATCACGGTTTTCACAAGGCCCGGGTTATGCAGGATCGCGTTATACACGGCCGGGTCTACGTTTTTCGTAATTGTCATACAGCGGAAGTAATCAGCATACTCCTCGGCGCTGTGGGTTTCTGCTGAGAGGTACGACTTTTTCCACTTGCTTTCCCACTTTGCCAGCGAATACAGGGAGTGTTCCATCTGAATCGTGGTCGGCTTAACAATGGTTACAATGTTCGTCCCCTCGTCATAAAACTCAACGCCCGGCACAGTCAGCTCGAGCACAGCGCACCTCCGTTATTCGCTTACGGTTCCGACAACGGCGATGGGCTCCTGCTTGTTATCATCCTCTGCCTTATCCTTGTTGGCTGTGCGAACCTCGTCCAGAAGTTCGGAAGGCACAACGGCATTGAGGAATTCGGCTGCCTTAACCGGATCGCTGTACAGCTCCATCATCAGGTTCGAGTACGCCTCGGAAGCCAGGAACGCTTCAAGGTGCTCGTTGGACTTGATGAACTTACCGGTGTCCTGATCACGAACGCCGTAGGACGCAGCGATAAACCGCTTCAGCATCATGTACGCAGAACGGCGGTCTTCGCTTTCGGTGAGATGCTCCATCTGGTACAGCAGGGAGCGGTTGGAGCTGAAGTACATGTCGACGATTTCAGCCTTGGTGAGATTAAACCGGAAAGTTTCGGTCACGGTCTCTCCGTCGTGAGTCTTGTAAGTAATCTGGCGCTTATACATAGTGTTTCTCTCCTTTCATTTTGAGGAAAACCGGGGATACCCAAGTAACTGAGTACCCCCGGTTGGTTCATTAGGCGATCAGCGCGAGAACGTCGTCAGGAGAAGGCAGAGTGGCATCTTCCTGAGCAGTCCCATACAGGGCGTCCTCAAGCGAACGCAGTTTCGTGCTGTCCACATACCGGCTGTCAATCGTAATCGTGCACAGCTGCTTGTACCCGGTGCATTCGACCGGAGTGCCCTTGCATTCCCAGGAGAACCCGATGGCATCGGGGTTCTCATTCACGGTCTCATAGTTACGGTCAGAGGGAGAAGCAGTCAGGTTGTAAACGATATGCAGGAGATAGTCCTTGCTCTCAGCGCCAGTAGTGTCACTGCCGATACCGGTGCGGAAAGCAAAGCCGAACGGCTTACGGGGCTGCTGACCAAGGTACACGCCGGGAGTAGGAGACGCGGTGCCATCGCAGATCGCGAACTCCTCAGGATAGTTGACAGCCTCGATTGTGCAGCCGTAGTTCTCGGCAGAACGCAGAGTGGCGTACTTGATGTTGTCGGCATAGATGTCCTGAGGTTCGGCACCATCGGGGTTCTCGTTCACAGCAGTGAGGCCGTTCCAGGCCACGCCAGTGCCATAGTTGCCGCTCGATCCCATAGGATAGATAACACCGCGATCTACGCCAAGCTGCAGATAGCGCTCGCCGCTCTTATCCCATACCAATTTGCTCATAGAGAGACCTCCTCTAATTAGTCACGTTGAAAACATAGTGATACAGTCCGTCATTTACGAAGACACGCTCGGATGAGATCCCACTGATCGTCATTAGGCGCTCGGCCAGCGGACTGTCCGGCCGGGCATCGATCAGAGTCAGCGTGTATCTTCGCCTGATGTTGTAGGGTTTATTATTCGCGTGGGTGATATCGAACCGGCTTATGCTGTATACAAGGCACGGGTACTTCATCGTGATGGACGGCCCTG